AGGAGGACTTTATTATGAGTTATTTAAGTGATTTGCTTGGAGATTCCTACAAGGAAGGTATGACTGAGGAAGAGATTTCTACGGCTTTGCAGGCTGCGGGTGCAGGTCAGAATAATGACGCTGAAATCAATCGTCTGAAAGCACAGCTTTCTAAAGCCAACTCCGAAGCTGCTGATTACAAGAAGCAGTTGAGAGGTAAGCAGACTGCCGATGAAGCCGCTGCCGCTGAACAGAAAGCAACCATGGATAAGCTGACCCAGGAGAATACCGATTTGAAGCGTTCTATCGCTCTGGCAGACAAAAAGACCAAACTGGTAGCTATGGGCTACGATGAAAAACTTGCTGACAGTACTGCAATCGCAATGGTTGACGGCGATATGGACACGGTTATGAAGAACCAGGCTACGTTCAATGAGTCCCGTGAAAAGGCAATTCGTGCTGAACAGATGAAGAAAACTCCCAGACCTGCTGCGGGTTCTGATGGGACGGGCGGCATGGATTACGCTAAGAAAATCGAAGAAGCGCAGGCAAGCGGCGATTTGACCGCAGTTGCCTACTATACACGTCTGAAAGCGCAGGATGAAGCGAATCAGATGAAAGAGTAAAAATCGGAGGTAAAAGACAATGGCAGATACGTTTGCAACCAGTTTTGGCGTTCTGAATTATTCTGGAATGCTGTTTAACAAGGGTAACGTGCGTACCCCGCTTTCTTCCATCATCGGTAGCAAGGCGAAAACCACGAATCATGTAGAGTTCGTTACTGGACAGGAGTACACCTCTAACGGTAATGGCTCTCAGCCTGCAATCAGTGAGAGTGCTTCTCTGACTGCCCCGGACGCTGATGTTGTGACCCGTTCTCAGAAAACGAACGTCACTCAGATTTTCCAGGAGTCCGTTGGTATCTCTTACGGTAAGCAGAGCAATATGGGTACTCTGAGTGGTATCAATGTCGCAGAGCAGCAGGCTAACCCGATGAGCGAACTGGACTTCCAGGTTGCCGCTAAGATTCAGAAGGTCAACCGTGATATTGAGTACACCTTTATCAACGGTGAGTACAACAAGGCTACTTCTGACACTGAGGTAAACAAGACCCGTGGTCTGGTGAATGCTATTACCACTAACACTCTGGCAATGGCTAAGAAGCCCCTGGGTCTGTGGGACATTGCCGACATGGTGAAGAAGATTTACGGTGCGAATGCTCCGACTGACGGTCTGGTGCTGTGGTGTGACGCTGTGACTCTGTTCCAGGTCAACGCTGACGCTGTTCAGAATGGTCTGACTGTGGTTCCTGCTGCCCGTGAGATTAACGGTATCGCTCTTTCCAGTGTGGTAACTCCTATCGGTGTTGTTTACCTGTATCTGGGTGAGTGCCTGCCTGCGGGTACGGCAATGCTTCTGAACCTTGATGTTCTGGCTCCTGTTTATCAGCCTGTTCCGGGTAAGGGTAACTTCTTCCTGGAGCCGCTTGCTAAGACGGGTGCGGGTGAGAAGTATCAGCTTTTCGGTCAGATTGGTCTTGACCATGGTCCCGAATGGTATCACGGCAAGTTCACTGGTATTTCTACTACCTTTGAGAAGCCGACCTACAGCCGTTCTGTTTATGTGGCGAATGCCGCTGACATTGGCAAGACTACGGGCTGATGAAGATTAAAAGGAGGTGGACAACATGACCGATGAAGAGAAGCTGACCATGCTTAAAAGCATGACAGAGGAAACGGATAACGATGTGTTGTCCACTTACCTCACTTTAGCGAAAGGGGTAGTGCTTTCCCGTGCCTACCCTTATACAGAAGAAGATAAAGTTCCTGCAAAATATGACACGGTTCATGTTGAGATTGCCGCTTATATGCTGAATAAGCGTGGGGCAGAGGGTGAAACAGCACACAGCGAAAACGGCGTTTCCCGTTCTTATGAAGATGGTGACATTCCCCCTACCCTGCTGCGGCGAATCCTCCCTATGGCGGGGGTGATTCTATGAAGCTGATGAAGCGCAATCTCAAGCCCGTGCATTACTGCCTGTACAAAGGCAGGGAGCCGCTTCTGGACGATGACGGGAATGAAACTGGTGAATACCAGGTGGGCTATGAAAGCCCCGTTGAACTGCAATGCAGTGTTTCACCTGCGACTGGATATGCCCAGGTGAATATGTTCGGTAACTTAGAGTCCTATGACAAGGTACTCATTACTGATGATACAAATTGCCCCATTGACGAAAACACCCTGCTCTTTGTGGATAAGGAGCCAGAGTTCGGAAATGACGGCAATCCTCTCTGTGACTATAGGGTACGGCGTGTTGCAAAGTCCCTTAACAGTATTTCTTATGCTATTAGCAAGGTGACCGTATCGTGAGCAAGCGTGTTATCAAAGTTACGTTATCTGAAAAGAGCATTGACAATGCCATTAAAGAACTCAAGAACTACAAGACGTGGTTGAAAGAGTGTACTGAAAAATTTATACAGGCCCTTGGCGAAGAGGGAGTCCAGGTGGCTACAGCAAAGTTCCAGACTGCCGTCTATGACGGTACGAATGATGTGAGCGTGTCTGTAGAGAGCAGGGATACCAACAAAGTAGCCGTGGTAGCTGTAGGAAGTTCAGTCCTCTTTATTGAGTTCGGTACAGGTGTCAAGTACCCAGACAATCACCCGGAAGCAGGTAAGAACGGTTTCACCCGTGGTGGCTACGGTTATAAACTGGGACGGCTTGAAAAGGGATGGCGATACACTGGTGACCCTGGTTCTAACGGTGAAGTTATTACCACGGGAAAACACGCAGGTGAAGTTCATACCTATGGTAACCCTGCAAACATGAGTATGTACGAAACAGTCAGAGAGTTGGAAGAGAAATTTGCAGAGATAGCAAGGAGGTGTTACACATGATTGACTGCGAAAATGAAGTCTATACAAGGCTTGCCAAAATCTTGAGAGAGAAATTCCCTAAGATTGATATTGCCAGTGAATATGTGAAATCACCTTCTTCTTTTCCTCATGTGAGTATTACTCAGAGTGACTGCTACATCCCTACGGAGTGGCAGGACAGTAGCATGAAAGAGAACATGGTTATTGCCATGTTTGAAATCAATGTCTACTCCAATAAGGCAGAGGGTAAGAAAACAGAATGCAAGAAGATTATCAAAGAAATCAATGACGCATTGTACTCCATGAATTTTAGGCGCACGGCTATGACCCCGGTTCCGAACATGGAGGACGCAACAATCTATCGGATTACAGCCCGCTTCCGTGTGGCAACCGATGGAAAACACTTTTACAGGAGGTAAGTGAAATGGCTACAAGTACTTATATGACTTTCCTCATGCACAAGAAGGAAACGGTATGGGAGAAGCTGCTTGACATTACTGAGTTCCCCGACATGGGCGGTGACCCGGAACTGCTTGAAACCACCACTCTGTCTGACAAAATGCAGACCTATGTGAATGGTGTCCAGAGTAATGACGGCATGACCTTTAATGCCAACTATGACCACACTGAGTATAAGGCTCTGAAAGCCCTTGAGGGTAAGAACGAGGAATACGCAGTATGGTTCGGTGGCACTGAGACTGCAAGTTCCCCGACTCCTACGGGTTCTGAGGGTAAGTTCAAGTTTGCAGGCGAACTGTCCGTCTACGTTACTGGCGGCGGCGTGAATGAGGTTCGTGGTATGGCGATTACGATTGCCCCGTCCACTCCTATCACTGAGGACGAAGAGTAAGATTACATTTAATTTTGAGAATTAAAGGAGAGTTGAGCAATGGCTAAACAGATTGTTTTTACCTATGAAGATAAGGAATACACGCTTGAGTTTACCAGGCGTACTGTCAAGCAGATGGAGGATGAGGGCTTTGTTGCACAGGACATTGACCGTAAGCCTATGACTCTGCTTCCTGCTCTTTTTGCAGGTGCATTCAAGGCGCACCATCGTTTCGTGAAGCAGGATGTGATTGACAAGATTTATGCGGGTATGCCCCATAAGGATGAACTGATTGGTAAGTTGGCAGAGATGTACAATGACCCGATTGTGACTCTGATGGAGGAACCCGATGAGAAAGCGGTAAAAAACGTGAGTTGGGAAGCGAACTGGTAACGGGTTCGGACTCCCAGGCTGCAACGGGCGG